TAACGAAGAATTACTCGGTAACAATATGACTGACTTCTTCCATTCTCGTCCTGTAGAGTACTCTAAAAAGTCCCAAAGCTTTTCAGAAGACGATTTATTTTAATAAAAAGTATAGTATAATAAATAAAAATGAGTAACAAGAACATTTACTGGTTAAATAGCGACTCCCGCAAATTCCTTGAACGTGGTTATCTTCTAGATGGAGAGACTGCCGAAAAGCGTATAAGAGATATAGCTGAAACAGCTGAAGATTATCTTAAGTTAAAAGGCTTTGCAGATAAGTTTGAAAGCTATATGCATCAAGGATTCTACTCCTTAGCTTCTCCTATATGGTCAAACTTTGGCCGTAAACGTGGATTACCTATTTCCTGTTTCGGTTCATACATTGACGATGATATGGACGCTATTCTGTATAAGATTTCAGAAATAGGTACTATGTCAAAAGCCGGCGGTGGTACATCTGCTTACTTCGGTAAAATACGTCCTCGTGGTGCACCTATCTCGTCCGGTGGCGAATCTACCGGTGTACATCATCAGTTAACTGTATTTGAATCATTAACAGATTATATTTCACAAGGTAATGTACGCCGTGGTTCGTTTGCAGCGTATTTACCTGTTGATCATAAAGATATTGAAGAGTTTTTAAAGATTAAAGGTGAAGGTGATGATATTCAAAACCTTTCTATTGGTGTTTGTGTTACTGATGAATGGTTAAAGTCTATGCTTGATGGTGATAAAGAAAAGCGTCGTATTTGGGGTTTAGTTATTAAAAAGCGTTTCGAGTCTGGTTATCCTTATATCTTCTTTACTGATAACGCTAACAACCAGGCACCACAAGTATACAAAGACAAGAACATTAAGATTAATCAAAGCAATCTCTGTACGGAGATTATGCTATCAAACGACAATGAAGAATCGTTCGTTTGTGATTTGTCTTCTCTTAACTTTGAGCAGTGGGACAACTGGAAGAATACCGATGCAGTAGAAACATTAGTATACTTCCTTGATGCTGTAATGACCGAGTTTATTAATAAGACCGAAAAGATGAAGTTTATGGTACATCCAAGAAACTTCGCTATTAATCAGCGAGCACTCGGTATTGGTGCTCTTGGTTGGCATACATATCTTCAATCTAAGATGATTGGGTTTGAGACAATGGAAGCAAAGCTACTTAATACTCAGATATGGAGCTTTGTTCGTAAGAAAGCAGATGCTGCTACCGCTCAAATGGCTGTAGAATACGGTGAACCACCTTTACTCAAAGGTTACGGTCGCCGCAATGTAACTACACTTGCCGTAGCACCTACTACCTCCAGTTCGTTTATTCTCGGTCAAGCTTCTCCTTCAGTTGAGCCTCTCAACTCTAACTACTTTGTAAAAGACTTAGCTAAAGGTAAGTTTACGTATAAGAACCCTTATCTTGAAGCTTTACTTGAAACAAAGAAGAAGAATACAGAAGGCGTTTGGAAGTCCATTCTCGTAAAAGGTGGTTCTGTACAACACTTAGAGTTTCTTACCCCAGAAGAAAAGGCTGTATTCAAAACTTTCGGCGAAATTAGCCAAAAAGAAATAGTAATTCAAGCTGCAGCTCGTCAAAAGTATATTGATCAAGGTCAATCATTAAACCTAATGATTCCACCTAACACTAAACCAAAAGATGTCAACGAACTAATAGTATTTGCTTGGGAAAACGGTATTAAGAGTCTTTACTATCAACGTTCAGCTAACCCTGCACAGGAGCTTGCACGTTCAATACTATCTTGTGCTAGTTGTGAATCCTAATGAGTCTTGAATTAGACGGCACACACTGTGTTTGCAATAACGTTTCATTTAAAGAGATTATACATCTTGTTGATAAACATGAAGATATAAAAACGATCAAAGATCTGCAGCAATATTGCCATTGTGCAGATAGATGTAGTTATTGTGAATCCGATGTACAAAAAATTATTGATCACTTTAAACACATTAGATAGTGGTAAGTACTTTTATGAAAAAGTATTTCGTAGTAGCGTTGGCATCTTTATTCTTTGCAGGGTGTGTTGGGTTTCCTAAATTAGGGTTTAAATTAAACCCTGACAAAGTTGACACCACTACATCTGCTGCAGCTGTAGTCAAAGCAGAAAATACAGTCAAGCAAGTCGATCAAATGGCTGAAGCCAATAAAAAGGTTGATGATACACGCAATCAATTAGAATTACAGTATGCAAAATTTAGAGCTGATTTACAAAAAGCGTATGATGACGCTAAAAAGAAAGACGATGAAAACTTTGCTAAGATTGGAGCGCTAGATTACGGAATTTATATAGTTACTCAAGAGAAAAAGAAACAAGACATTAATACTCTTGTAGCTCATTTAAGAGCAAAAGAGATTTTAGCTCGAACAGATAAATTATCTGTAGAAGATAAAGCAAAAATAGCCAAAGAGGTAGATGATGAAAAAACTAAGACAATTGATCAATTATATGAAAAGTATAACGCTAGTGTAGAGTTAGCTATTAGTCAAAAAGCTGATTTAGATAAAGCCGAGGCTCTTATAGAGCAAAAAGAAAAAGAAAAACAGCAAATTAGAGAAGAACAGCGTTTAACTATTAATAAACTAGAAGCTGAACAAAAAGCTCAATTAGAAAAAATTAAAAAAGATACTGCTGATCAAGTTGAAATTGCTAAAGCTAATCAAAAAGCAGAAATGCTTGGTTACATTATTAAAGCTTTAGTAGGTGTAGGTATTTTATTCTTAATACTCGCAGTACTATTAAAGAGTGTGACTTTGGGTATCGGATGCTTAGCTTCTTTAGGTTTAGCCTATGTAGCTGCTACTATACCTATGTGGGTAGTAGGTGCTGTAATAGGTGGTTTAGTGCTATTAATGTTAATTAACGCTCACTATAAAGCTGTAAAGGATAAAATCACTAAACAGCAGGCACCACAATCTGTTCAGACGCCGACAGTTCAATAACATTAGTTTCTACTGCTTTAGCTTTAGCCTTACCAGTTAATTGTGCTATAATTTCTTCTCTAGTAGCTACTAGTATGTTTGTTTGACCAGCTGGCAAGTTAAGATACCCATCATTTTTAAGTTTTTGTATTTCTTTCTTGCCTTCTATTTCAATTTTCTTAACCTCTTTAATGGTTTCAGCCTTTTTATGCTGTAAATGTATTTTATTAACTGTTTCTATAGCACCGGTACTTGCAGCAATTAAACTAGCCAAACCAGCCATCATTTCCGGGTCACCGGTAGCCACTGTCAATTTTTGTAATTCCATTATGCTTTTAACACTGTTTTCTACCAAACCTGCTGAGTGTTGCAACACAAAAGCTTGCATATCTTCTGGTGTTTTAGGTACATTAATTGGAATTGTAACTGTTTCAGAAGTTGCTTGTGGTTCCTCTTTAGTTATATTTAAACCGTCAATAAAATCATCTATTTGATCTATTATCTGTTGATTATCTGATGGCTTATTATCCGGTAACGGAGGATTCATTAATAATATTTATGTAAGCCATTGATTTATCAATAATATACTTTATACTCATACATTATGTCATTCCCAGTTAATATTAAATTCGTTAAAACACACAATTTAGCTGTGTTACCAAAGTTTAATCATTCAGACCCTTATACAGGCGATTCTGGATTAGATCTTACAGCAGTAGAAAAGGTTACAATACCTGGTAAAGGCTGGGCTACAGTTCCAGTTGGTTTAAAGCTTGGTTACATTACCCCAGGTTATTGGATTCGTGTTGAAGGCCGATCTGGTGTTGGGTTTAAGAAGCATATATTCCCTCATTTTGGTATTATTGATAATCCTTATAGAGGGGATATGGGTATTAAGCTTTATAATTTTGGTTTTGGTGATCAAACCTTTGAACCAGGCGATAAGATCGCTCAATTAATTGTTTACCCTCTTATTCAGGCCGACATTGAATGGACCGATCAAGTAAGCGAAACAACTCGTGGGGAAAAGGGGTTTGGCTCTTCTGATAATCTAGCAACTCCAGTAGATACGTACAACAAAAAAATGACAGCTAATAACGATGGTTCGTTCAGCTTTACTATATAATGACAATTAATGAACAGTTACTATCAATATGGACGGAACGATACAGGCCATCTAAACTGGCCGATATGGTACTTTCTGATTATTTACGTCAATTTATAGAAGAATGTAGACGTAAACAAGAAATACCTAACATACTACTTGTAGGTAATGCCGGTACCGGTAAAACCACATTAGCTAAGGTAATTATTAATGAAATACTAGACGCTCAATATCTGTATATAAACGCTAGCGAAAAAAACGGTATTGATGAGGTACGTACTTCTATTTTAACGTTTGCTCAAACCAAGAGTATTGACGGTAAACTTAAAGTCATATTTCTTGACGAATTTGATAACTTTACTGATGCTGGTCAAAGAGCATTACGTAATGTTATGGAAGAATATGCTGGTAACACTCGTTTTATTCTTACTGGTAATTACTTACATCGTATTATTCAACCAATACAATCTCGTTGTCAGGTTTTTACTGATTTCACACCCCCTATTAGAGAATACGCTAAACGTATAGTACATATATTAAAGGAAGAAAACGTTAAGATTAATAACGAACAAGCAGAACGTATTAAAGAAGTAATACGGTACTATTATCCAGATTTACGTAGAATTATTAATCATATACAACGTAGTGTTATTAACGGCGTATTACAACTACAGAGCACTATTAATAACGAGGGATTCGCTGAAGATATCCTAATTAAACTTACTAATAGAGAAGACTTAATGTCTCTACGTAAGTTTGTTATAGAATCGGAGCAAACATTCGGTAACGACTACCCAAAGTTAATGAAAGACCTATTTAATGCTATATATAAAGGCTCGTTAGCAGAAGATAAAAAAAGACTTGCATTACTGCAAGTCTCTGAATATTTGTATCGTTCGGCTTTAGTTATGGATCAAGAAATTAATTTCTTTTCTTGTCTTATAGCATTAAGTCAATTATGATAGGTAAGAATTTGGGTGCGCTTTAATAGTAACACCATCATCTGGATGGCCACCTGGTAGATAGCCTCTTTTTGGTTGGTTTTTAGCAACTTTATTAACTTCTTCTAAAGGTCCATCTTCTCCCTGTGTAGGGCTTTGTTGTCCTGTTTCTTGACTTACTTCAGGATTGGTTGGCATACCTGTGCCTTCTTCCATTCTCCAGCACTCTTCTTTAATATTGCCATCCATTCCCCAACATTCGTCAATCATTTTGTTTTCTTCCATGTTCCAACATTCATCTTTTACATGATGTGGTTCAATTTTTAAACGTCCATCACTAAACATTTGTCTATGAGTGCAACCGCAAACTTCTGCACCGCAAGCTGGACATATTTCTTCTTCTGCCATACCAACAGGTGCTTCATCACATGTGCATGGATTATGATGACAAGTTGGGCACACATCTGCCTCTTCACTATAGCTTGATTCTGCACCAGATCCCATCATACCTACGTCTTCATTAAGTATTTTAATATAAAGACCGCTCAAAATTTCTTCTGACTCTTTTAAAGTCTTTGGTTTCATCTTGTTTTTAGGTAATGGTTCGTATTCTTCTGATGGTTTTGAATCATCATGCTCATTAGCACCAACTGAAGACTTTTTATCTTTTTCTGCTAATTTATAATCACCTTTTTTAATCCAATTTTGTTCGTGACCTAAATGATTTTGTTCTTTTGTTTCTGGAGTATCAGGATTTGATTCCCATTCAGCAGCATCTTGAGATGCACCATTAGGGCGCTTGTTATTTGGCGAAACAGGGGGTAGATTTACCCCTGTGTCTATTTCTTCTAAAATATCTATTGGTACTGTCATTAAATTACCAACATTACCTGGAGACATTTCAGAATAAACATCAGCATGAGTAGCTGGTAGTTTTTCATAACCTAAAGAACCGAATTGAGCATTAGGTGTATGTAAACGACCTAAGCGCATATTAAAACCAGATTTAGCAGCAGTTTCAATACGTATTTTAATCGTTTCGTTTAACGATTTATAACAATCCATAGATTTATAATCGGATTTAAGCTTAACCACATCGCCCTCTAAAAAGCCGGCGCCTTGCTTGTAACGATTATAAACGGTTTCGTAAAGATGTATAAACTTGCTGTTCTTCATAAAAGGTATATTATTACTTACGTTTTTATACTTTGTTCCTAAGTAATTTATATGGCAAGTATTACTTTTAGCGGTCTACAAAATATACAAACAGTCAACAAATATGACTTTGTAGATCTGCACTTGGATTTCAATAAGCCAGTTCAAAGAGATGTTGCAATAGATTATGATCAAGCAGCCATTGTTAACTCTATTAACAATCTATTTAATACAATACCTGGCCAAAACTTATTAAATCCAGAATATGGTTTAAACTTAATGCAGTACTTGTTTATGCCAGCTACTAATACTACTGCAAACTTAGTTGGTCAAACAATATTAAAAAATCTTACTTTTTTTGAACCGAGGGTTTCTGTAAAGAATATAGACATAAGTGTTAACCCGGACGATAATTCTATGGCAATTACATTAAGTATCTTAATCCCGTCATTGAATACAACTATTAATATCCCAGGCACTTTAACCAATAACGGGTATACCCTTCTTCCAATACAATAATGAATACCACTACAGACGCAAGTAATCTCAACATCACATCCAACCAATACGTTGCGTTTGATGCGCTTTCGTTAAGAGATTTCATTATTTCTCGTTTAAACACAGAAGGTTTATTTACAGATCAAAACTTTCAGGGTTCGAATATTACAGCTGTTAATAACATTATTTCGTATGCTTTTCATACATTAATGTATTATATGAACCAAACATCAACAGAAACGATGTTTACGGAAGCTCAACTTTATGAAAACATTAACCGTATTGTTAATGTTATTAACTATTCCCCTATAGGTGCTCAAACATCGACTTTATCCTTTGACGTGTCTGCAACAGCTAATTTAGCTGTAGGTACATATACAATACCGCGTTATACATTTTTACGTTTAGGTAATGCTTCTTATTCTTTTAATAGTGATGTTACGTTTACTAAAACAATTTCAGGCATACAGGAACTAGGTGATGTAGCTAATCAGTATCTGTTATATCAAGGTAGTTATATTGAATACCCGCTTTATACAGCTGCCGGGGAATCTAATGAAATATTGTACTTAGTTCCAGGTACTAATGTAACAATTGATCATTTTAATATAGATGTTTATGTAAAACAAGCCACTACTGGCAAATGGACCCAGTGGAACAAGACTGAATCTTTATATTTGCAAAACGCAACAGATTCTTCTTATGAAATACGGTTAAATAGTGATTTGCATTATGAAATTAAATTTGGCGACGGTATTAACGGTATACAACTTGGAGCGGGAGATCAGGTAGCAGTTTATTATCTACAAACAGCAGGCACCGCAGGTCAAGTAGGTGTAGGGGCATTAAACGGCCAAATACCTGCCATTTACAATACTGCTCAGTTTAATTCTATTTCTCCTGACGTTATCAGCAGCGATTTAACTCTATTAAACGATGCTAATATAATAAGCCTACAATTTTCTAATAATACTATTTCTACTACTTTTACAGATGTAGAAACAGTAGCTAGTATACGTAAAAACGCGCCTGCTTCATTTAGATCTCAATTTAGAGTGGTCACCCCAGGGGATTATGAAGCATATGTAACAAATAATTTTGCAAACATTATTAACAGTGTTGCAGTTTTAAATAATAATCAATATGTAAGTCAACACTTACAATACCTTTACAGTATTGGTTTGACTAGCCCTGGTACAGATTATAGAGTGCTATATAATCAAATGGCTTTTGCTGATGCGGTAAATTTTAATAATGTATATGTTTATGTAATGCCTAAAGCAACTGCATTACTATCTAATAGTACAGTAAACTATTTAACTCCAGCTCAAAAACAGTTAATCAATTCATCTCTTAATAATGTAAAAGGTTTAACCACTGAAGTTATTGTTATGGATCCAGTCTATCTTGCAATTACTATAGGTTTGGGTTCACCAAGCGGGGTTGTATATAGTGATATAGCAAACTCTAATTTAGTTATTAATATGGCAAGCAATTCTAAAGTAGCTGCTTCAACAGTATTAAGTAATGTACAGACAATATTAGAAAACTATTTTAATCCTTCCAATATTACTCTTGGTTATACTGTAGATATACCTGATTTAACCGGTCAAATACTAGCTATACCTGGAGTACAATCTATAGCAACTCAAAACACAAGTAGCGGGGATCAAATAAATGGAGTTTCATTAATAGTGTTTAACCCATCTTATCCTTACAACGATATAAGATCAACAACTCATACATTTACTACATTAGACTTTCAAACTGTATATTTAAACAATATTAACGATATTTTATCTAGAGTAGTAGTAAATGTTGGTGTAACACAAAGCACTTCTATAGTAAACTTCTAATATGGCTATTTCGTTAATACCGCTAAGTGCATTTTATGGTATTACTGTTAGTGGGTTAACAGCTAATCCATTAAGCGGTTTTACCCTAGCTACTCCTTTTACATGTGCTTTAAGTGCTCAGCCCGGTATAACTGAAGCTGCAATAACTTCAAATTATAACATTATTTGGTGGTTCGGGGATGGTACATATAGTACAGAATATGCTCCGACCCACACTTATAACTGGCCTGGAGTTTATGAAATAAAAATAGGTTTATATAATAATAATCCAGGAGATCTCTCTACAGGTGCAAACCCAACATCTTCTCTTGATGTGAACGTAGATAACGCTAACTGGATACTCACCACTCGTGCTGGTGTTAACCCTTTTACGTTTTCTACAACAGTAACAGCTAGTAATTTTATTGTAGATAAATTATACTGGTCTACCAGTGGGTGGTTATCTTCAGGTACTCCTACTTCTATACCTTCAACCGACATTTATACGTTTTACGGTTATCAATCTAATTATTCAGGTAATTCAGCTGGACCAGTACCTTTAACAATAAATTATTTTACTAGTTTACAGGACAATAATAACATTAATTTCACTTTTTATGCTGATAATTCTTTATCTCAGCCTTGGACAGAAGTACCTGATGGTCAATTAATTAATTTACGACCAAGGTGGAGATTTACATCGGCTTCTGCAACCTCTTTAGATAATGAAGTTGTTTTATTAAACTACCAACCAATAAGCAGTACTCCGGTATTAATTGATAATAATGGACGTCCTTCATCTTCAGGAACACAAGTAGGTTTATCTGGCTCATTTAATTTTTACTATGTAGACGACTTACCTTCAATGGTTGTAAATAGTGTTTCTAGTTCTTACGTAAACCCTACTACATTATGGGTAAATTTAGACACTTTAAATATACCTAACCCGCCTGCTAGAGATTACGATTACATAGACACTCCAGCCTATGCTAATACAGCAGTAAGCTTATCTGCTTATTATTACGTACAGAGTTTAATTCCAGACCATATAGATTTTACATTAAACGGTAAAGTACCTTTTGAAAGTACATATTGGTCCGGGGTATCTAGTAGGTTTGTAATGACAATTAACAGCCCTGTTTTAACAGGTACAAATTCTTACCTTTCAGATACTCCTTTATTAAATTATCCATTAAACATTTTAAGTGGGGCTCCTTTATTTACGATTACATTTTCTCCAAGCGGTCAAGGCAACGTACAAATATATTTTGAAACCCCTGTTAGTGGTGTAATAAACACATACAATACTTCTTACGATTTACAAACATTTGCATACACCCTTAATAGTGTAGCCTTTAACAGCGGGTTTTATATAGCAGCTTTTACACCATATGTAACTGCTGGTACTGCTGAATCCTATCTCTACAGTACAGCAATATCGGGCTTGTATTATGTAAACGATTTGACTGCAAACCCTGTATCAGGGTTCTACCCTTACACCCTTACAAATACAATAACTAGTGTAAAATACAGTCAGCATTTTTCAGGTTATAGTCCGCAATTTGACATTGTAGATTTTAATAGTACTTATTTTGCACGTAAATTTGGAGCTGGTTTTGATTTCGGTGCTCAATTAAAATCCTACGCATTACAACCAACAATTGCTCAAAATACAGTATTTTTTAATGATTATTTATCTGCTATTGCAGGTACTAGTGCAACTAATGAAGATACGTTTGGTGGGGTGCTATACGAAAAAATAACTAACTTTGTAGAAAACACTTCAGACCCGCTCACATCAAACGTAAATCAATTTTACTCTTTGTCAGAAATGTTAGATTTAAATCTTAATGACTTTAATTATACTAACATACCGCCAGGGTTAGGTAAAATTTATGATTTGTATTCAGTACAACAAAGTAGAGTGTGGGGTGCACGTTCTCAAGATGCCCGTAACTTTACTTTAAGTGCTGGTTTTCCTAATTTAGGAGGAATATTAACCGAATACAATATAAGCACGACAATGGTATCTGCAGGACAAAAGATAGTGGTTAATGATATGTTTAACTCTCAATATTACGAGTTATTAGAAGTACCTGCAATTACATCGTATGCATCTATAACAGCCCGCAATCTGCAAAACTTTTTACCAACAACCGCTTATCCTTTATCTTCTTATCCTTTAACAACATATCCGTTAAGTGCGTTTTATGGTTGGGGATTAAAGACGCCAGTACAATACAATTATCGTTTCTTTGTATATAGTCCTGTTACTAATCAACAACAGGTAGCTGGGTTAGTTAACTGGGATGACCCGCTGACGACTTTATCTGAACAGGCTTCTTCCCATGCTGCTTGGGTTAACGATGGTGGTACTTTAGAAAAAATCTTTAGTTACTATATACATAAAGGATTGGGTTTAATAAATTAATAATATGCCAGTCTTTAACACAATTAACGCTTTAACAACGTCGTCAAATACGTCAACGAATCAAGATTTGACTCAACCTTATTCTTATCAAGATTGGATTATTCGTAATAGTAGCGTTTCTCCTGTAGATCCATATGCTCAATACAATGCGTATGTACAGAGCTGGTATATTAATCATGCTTTAGCCAATTCAACAGCTATTAATGCTGTACAAAATTATTATAAAGCATTTTTACAGTCTTTAGGGGTTACGGCTCGTAATAACGACGAAAAGCAATTGTTTAATAACGTAAACTTTGATGATCCTTTAAGTGTACAATCTGTTATTACTGGCTATGCACGTAGACTTAAAGATATAGCAATTTATCTAGCTAATACTCGTAATCATTTAACTTACACTAAATTAAAATATAATTTAACAGGTACTGCTCTATCTTTAGAGCGTTTGTTTTATAATTTCCTATTAACATCATTTACTCGTAAAACAACCCCGGACGGATTAATTACCAGCTTAGTTGTTACAGATCCTAATATTTTACAATACTTGCCATATTTGGTTACAGTAGCCCCTAAATTTAACGTACAAATACAAGAGTTATACGATACTAATGAATATTACGATTTACAATTAACAGATGCCACTAGCGTTAGCGCAACAGTAAATATTGGTACAAATTTAACAGTTCCTGCAGATGTTTATAACGCTGGTCAATATGATATACCAACAGATTATCTATTTTCTAATGTTATAGCATCCGTAGCAACATCAACCTCTCTTACGATGGCATCTACTTTACCAACATATTTTACTTTTATAGGCGACGGTAATACAACCACCTTTGCCTTAAATAATATAACTTCAAGTACTTCAAGTGCTTATCAAGTTACTATTGATGGTATTGTACAGACTCCAGACAGTAGCTATACAATTAGCTCTCAAAATCAAACCATAACCTTTAGCGGGCCACCACCTGTTAATACAATTATAGTGATAGTAATACGTTAATAATATGGCATTAGTAAAAGTAGATACATCAATGTTAGTTAATAGCGCTGGTACCAGTGGTTACTCTGGTAAGAGTGGTTTTAGTGGTACCTACTCCGGTTACAGTGGTTATTCTGGCCCGGCAGGAGCAAATGGTAGTAATGGAAACTCAGGTTGGTCTGGTTATTCTGGTAGATCAGGTATATCGGGTTGGTCTGGTTATTCTGGCTCGGGTACTTCTGGTTATTCTGGTACGTCAGGTTGGTCTGGATATAGTGGTTACTCTAGCTATTCCGGTTACAGCGGTTATTCAAGCTATTCTGGATATAGTGGTTATTCAAGCTATTCTGGATATAGTGGTTACTCTAGTTACTCCGGTTATAGTGGCCCTAGCGGTTATTCAGGCTTTAGCGGACAAGTTGGAGCATCTGTTTATGGTAGAACATATTTTTTACAAG